GCGCCTACCGAATTGCTGCGCAGGCCGCACTAGATAACCCATATGAGCACTCTCGGCGCTTGCGCCGGGAGCGGGCAAGAGAATACCTGCGCCTGGCGCGGGGCTACGAAAGGGCAATGCGGCAATGAGTGTGGGGACAAGGCGCAAGATGACAGTGATCGATGGTGGTGGTGCGCCGCCGCCAGGCGGTGGCGGGGTAGATCCCAACGCCTGGAAAGAGCACCTCACCAGAAATCGCGATGGCAATGTAGAGGGGACACTGCACAACTTGATTCTGATCATGGAGAACGATGATCGGCTTAAAGGGCTGTGGTGGCTTAACGACTCCAGCAATCAGGTGAAGCTGCACCGAGATCCACCGTGGACCGGCGGCAGCAGGGACGAGTTCATTGACTCGGATGCCTACGAGTTGGCGGCTTGGTTACAGCACCCGGAGCGCTACTGGATGAAGTGCAGCGATGACCTGGTGTTGAAGGCCGTCATCGCTGTGGCGCGCCGCCACCGCCGTCATCCGATCAAGGACTACCTCGGTGCCTTGCAATGGGATGGAGTTCCCCGTGTCGAGCGCATGCTCGTTGAGCTGTTCGGCGCGGCGGACAATGCCTACAGCCTGCGCGCAGCGCAGTGCTTCATGGTAAGTGCCGTGGCTCGCATCCTGTGGGTAGACGCCAAGCAGCCCAGCGTGGGCGCGCAGGTGGACTTCATGCTGGTCTTGGAAGGTGAGCAGGGCAAGCGTAAGTCGAGCGCCCTACGTGCGATCTTCGGCAGCGAATGGTTTGTCGAGACCAGTGAATCCCCCAGTGGTAAGGACTTCTACCAGGTCATCCAAGGGGCTTGGGGCGTCGAGATCGGCGAGATGGACTCGTTCTCGAAGGCTGACGTGACAAGCGTAAAGACGGCTATCACCAGGCGAGTGGACAAGTTCCGCGCTCCCTACGAGCGCGTGCCTCGATCCTACCGCCGCGAATGCGTGTTCGCGGGCACCACGAACGAGCATCAGTATCTACGCGACCCAACCGGTGGGCGGCGCTTCCTCCCTGTGCGAACTGACGGCGACGTGCAAATCGCCCAGATCGCGACGTTGCGCGACCAGCTGTGGGCCGAGGCAGTGACCATGTTCGACGCTGGGTTCGAGTGGTGGGAGCTGCCAGCGGACGCGAAGGAAGAGCAGGCCAGCAGGTACGTGGGCGACAGTTGGGAGGGGCGAGTCGAGCAGTGGCTCGACCTTCGGATGGAGCCGAGCAAGTACCCAACGCGACTGGCGATGGCGTCGCAGATTGACTGGGCGACCACCGACAACCTCCTCACGTACGCCATCGGCTTGGACCCAGGCAAGCACGGCAAGCCCGAGCAGATGCGGGTCGCCTCGATCATGAAGACGCTGGGTTGGGAGCAGCAGCGCAGGCGTTGGCCGGATGACGGCAGCCGGGAGCCCCGGTGGTTCAGGCCTAGCCTCGCAATCGATGACTGGCTGGCCACCGTACAGCGGTCAAGGCGGGAGGCGTCCAGTGGACCTGACTTCTGACCAGACCTCTCCAGCTTCGTCCACACCCGTCCGAACCACTGACCAGACCTGCCGCCTACTGCGACGGCGCTGTCCTGACCGTCCACACCATTTCTCGCGCGCGTACATGTACCAGCACACCGCTCCAGTTCTCAATTTCTCAAATCAAAAGAATAGGTATGGACGGTATGGACAGTGTGGACAGCCTACTAACGGCGCGGGTTCAGGGCGTCCAGACCATGCCTTGATGGTTTGGACGGTGCGGACGGCTGGCATGTTCCACGCGAATCATCGTGCGGTTGGTCGGCCGGGAGGGGCAGGGGGGAGAGGGCAGGCCGATGGGTCCTCCCCGGCCTCGGATTCCACGGGTATTCGGTCGCGCAATTTCTCGCTAGTCATGAAGCATTTCCAAGGGGGTTGTAGTGGTTTCTGATCTGAGCAGCCCGATGAAACAGGGCGCGTTTGGGGATCTGGTGGGCATTTCCCAGCAGGCGGTCAGCGACCTGGTGCGTCGTGGCATCCTCGCTGACGGTGCTGCAGGTGATGAGTGGTTGCTTGCCTACTGCGATCACCTGCGCGAGGTTGCTGCTGGCCGGGGCGGGGAGGCAAGCAAGGATCTGACTGCCGAGCGTGCCCGGCTGGCGCGAGAGCAGGCTGACCGCTTGGCAATGCAGAACGCCGTGACCCGGGGCGAGCTGGCGCCGGCACATCTCATGGAACAGGTATTGTCGAAAGTCGGCGCGCGGGCGGGTCGCATCCTTGAGACGATCCCGGGCACGCTGCGGCGCCGGCTTCCACAGCTGAAGGCGGCGGATGTCGAGGTCGTGGCTCAGATTGTCGCCAAGGCACGAAACCTTGCCGCGTCGATGCGCCTGGCCGACGTTGACGCTGACGATGACGCCGATGAAGGCGCGTCCACGGCGGTGCCGGTTGATGCCGAGGACCAATGCGAATGACGCTTCTTCGTGGAATCGATGCAAGCCAGCTGCAGGCCGTGGAGCGCCATCTGCAGCGCGGGCTCGCGTCCTGGGCGGTGCAGGAGCCGATCACGCTGGAAGCCTGGGCCCGGGAACACTTCTACCTTTCTGCCGAATCGAGCTACGTCGAGCAGAAGTGGACCCCGTGGCCGTTCCAGCGCGGGATGATGGCAGTGATCAGTAACGACGACGTGGCCGAGGTCTCGGTGAAGAAGTCGGCGCGTGTTGGATACACCAAGATCCTGCTCGCTTTCCTTGGCTACAACGCAGAGCACCGACGTAGGAACCAATGCATCTGGCAGCCGACCGACGACGACTCCGATGACTTCGTCAAGTCGGAGCTAGAGCCCATGCTGCGTGACGTGGAGTGCATGCGGGCCGTGTTCCCGGCCTATCTCGCCCGCCACAAGGACAATACGCTGCAGCAGAAGAAGTTCATCGGATCGCTGCTGCGCGTGCGCGGCGGTAAGGCCGCGAAGAACTATCGTCGCATCTCCGTGGACGTAGCGTTGCTCGATGAGCTTGATGCCTTCGACAACGACATCGAGAAGGAGGGCGCGCCGGACTCACTGGCGGCCAAGCGTCTGGAAGGTGCGACCTTTCCCAAACTTGTGGCTGGCAGCACCCCGAAGCTCAAGGGCTTCAGCCTGGTGGACACTCGCTACTCGCAGGCGGACGAACGATTCACCTACCAGGTGCGTTGCCCCCAGTGTGATGACTTCCATGCGCTGACCTGGGGTGGGAAGGACGAATCGCACGGGTTCAAGTTCGAACGTGACGCCGATGGCGACGTTGTCCACGTCTACCACCTCTGCCCGCACTGCACCTACCCCATGACGCAAGGCGAGTACCTGCAGGCCGCAGAGCTGGGTGAATGGGTGAACTCGCGCGGTGACCTCTGGCTCCGCCCAGATGGTCGCTTCACGACTCCTGATGACCAGGTCGTCCCGGCGCCGCGTCATGTGGCACTTCACATCTGGACCGCTTACAGCCCGGCGGTCGCGTGGCAGCAGATTGTCCGCGAGTTCCTGGAGGCGTTCACAAAGCACCAGGAAGGCGACGACAGTAAGTTGAAGGCGTGGACCAACACAACTCTCGGTGAGACTTGGGAAGGTGAGGTCGAGCGGACGGATGCAGATGAGCTGGTCAACAGGGCGGAGCCGTTCCCCCTGAAGATTATGCCTCGCGACTGCTTGTTGCTCCTGTGTGGCATGGACACGCAGGACAACAGACTTGAGGCCGGCATCTGGGGTGTTGGCAGAGGCGGTCAGATGTGGACTATCGATCACCGGGTGTTCTTTGGTAACCCAGCACAAATGGAGGTGTGGTCCGAGGCGGAGGCATTCCTGCGTGAACAGGAGTACACCCACGTCAGTGGCCGGGCCCAGCGAATCTATGCGACCGCCATCGACTCGGGTGGTCACCATGCCGATGCGGTGTATGCCTTCGCGCACAGGCTGAAGGCACTCCGCGTGCATGCCGTCAAGGGCGCCAGCGGGCAGGAGCGGTCTATCGAGAACGGAAACAGCCGCGTGAGCTACCGGTTCAACGGTCGTATCGAGAAGCATGGCCCCGTGCTGTGGCACGTAGGTACCAATCTAGCCAAGGACCGTTTCCAGGCGCGGTTGGATGTTGCTGTGCCGGGGCCTGGCTACGTTCACCTGTCGGACCAGCTGTCGCCCGAATGGTTCAAGCAGCTGGCGGGCGAGATCCGC